GGCAGGTACTTAGTAAAACCTCCGGTACAGATATGGACTTTACTTGGGTTACTACGGATGATGCTAACGCGATCCAAAATAGTATCGTCGATGCTAAAGGCGATCTCATCTCAGCTACAGCTAACGATACTCCGGCCCGCTTGGCGGTCGGCGCTAACGGTGAGACACTCGTAGCAGATAGTGCCGCCACAACAGGTTTGCGCTATCAGCCAACAATGGCTGCTGGCAAAAACATCTGCATCAATGGTGGTTTTGATATATGGCAACGCGGAACGAGTTTTACAACTTTTGTTTATACCGCTGACCGCTGGAAGATGAACCCAGGTGGCACAGTCACAGTTAGCCAAGATACTGATGTTCCTACTGGTGTAGGTGTTCGCTATTCCTTTAAACAATTAACTTCTGCATCTTCATCTTATTCGCAATATCAAATGGGCTTTGAGCAAGCAACAACTATTCCAATGCGAAATCAGGTTTATACATTTTCTTTTTATATGAAAGCAAATGGAACTTGGTCAGGTGCTTTTAGCCCACAGATTTATTATTCAAACTCTAGCGATACACTTTCAACAATTATGAGTGGAACGCAAGTAACTGCTACGGGCAATACTGCACCAACACCAACGACTTCTTGGGTAAGGTATTCAGTCACTTTTACAGTTCCATCTGATGCCGTAGGTATTGGTGTTTATTTCGCGCCAGCAGCAGTTCAAGCAAGCGGGGCGGCTTTGTGGATTGCTGCTTGTCAATGGGAAATTGGTTCAGTAGCAACGGCTTTTACTCGTTCAGGCGGAACTATCCAAGGAGAATTAGCCGCTTGCCAGAGGTATTACAATCGCTGGACTGCCCCTGCTGGTAGTGCAATTCCATTAACTTCGGGTAGTTATTACAATACGACCCAAATGTATCCATCTATTCCTTTTCCTGTTGAGATGAGAATTGCACCAACTGCTCTAGGCGTATCTGCTGCAAGCGCTATTCAAACTTATGTAACTGGAACAGGAAATACAACTTCTTCAATTGTCTATAATAGTTCAGGTACAAAAATTATGGACATCAGTTTAACTACAGGTGCAAAAACGGCAGGTGATGGCGGCGGAGTAGTATTGCTTGCCAACCAATGGATAGAAGTGAGTGCGGAACTATGACACTAGAAACTTATGCAAATCTTAATGGCGATGAGTGCGTTATCGTTACAAACGAGGACGGCACTACTTGGTCGGGCTTAAAGTCAGAATACGACCGCCTAAAAGCGGAACAATCCACACCGAGCGTTACTAGTGGAGACTAGCTATAACGGCTATCCGGCATCTAAAGATCCGGAAGCTATAAAGATAAAGTCCTACCTCGTAAAAGGTACGGATCGTAAGCTGCGATGTGCTGAGAGCGTGGGGCCACTACTCGCAGCCTTCGCGGCTGAATTTCACGAGCTGATCGAGCCGATCGATGAGGGTACGTTTGACGACTGGGCATATGCGTACAGGATGGTAAGAGGCAACCCTACAAAATTATCGTGCCACTCATCCGGGACGGCCATCGATCTAAATGCAACAAAGCATCCACTAGGAAAATACGACACTTTTCCGGCTGAAAAAGTACCAATGATCCGGGCGCTCGCTAAAAAATACGGTCTTAAGTGGGGCGGCGATTTTAAGAGCAGGCCGGATGATATGCACTTTGAGGTAGAGGTTCAACCTACAAAAGCTAAAGCGTTAATCTCAAGTTTAGGTTTACAGTAAACAAACCCTAAGGGCAGTAATGGAGCTAGACAATGAAAGAGCAAGCAATCGCAGCAGCAAAATCATACGGACGTGCAGCTATCGCTAGTGCGGCGGCGCTTTATATGTCCGGTATTTCGGATCCAAAAGTATTGGCTAACGCGTTTATCGCTGGGCTAATCGGGCCACTACTTAAGGCACTCCAACCGTCCGAAGGTCAGTTTGGCGTAACTAAGTAATGGAAAGGGCTCAGCTCTTAATCGGTATAGCTGTGGGGAGCTGTACCATTTTGGGGCTAGGGGCTGGGCTCGTCCGTCACTTGGTTAAGTACTACTTATCAGAGCTAAGGCCAGACGGTAACGGAGGCCATAACTTACGAGGCCGTATAGACCATATGGAGTCTCGTGTTGAGCGTATGGATAGCAAGATCGATAAGATATATGAGATTTTGTTAGAGACACGCCTAGCCAAATAATTGCCTTTTGTCAGTAGGTAGCCTCATACTGATACTACAAACGCCGGGAGGGCTACTCGGTTTGGTAGCTGCTCGGCCTTAACAAAGGGCGAACAATGAACAGTATGGACATTTTAATCGGTTTAGCGGCCTGCGGTATGGGCTTTATGTTTATGGTAATTGGATACTCGATCGGCTTTAAGCACGGACACGGCGAGGGCTTTGTACGTGGCCGCGCTATTGCTCAAGCTCTCAAAGAAAAAGAGCTAATCTAATGGGGTTCCTAGATAACTACGAGGATGTAAACGCTCGTATTAAGCGGTTTAGATCAGAATTCCCGACCGGGCGTTTAATAGCCTACATCGAGGATATAGACGTAATCAAAGGTACGGTTTTGGTTAAAGCTGAGGCCTATCGTGAGTACGACGATGCCTTGCCTAGCGCCGTAGATTATGCGTTTGGTAACGTCGCACACCTAACTAACAATATGAAAAAATGGCTTATAGAGGATACTGTAACGAGTGCTTACGGGCGCGTAATCGGCCTATTAACACCTAGCGAACACGCTCGGCCTACTGTTCAGGATATGCAAAAGGTAGAGAACTTGCCAGCTGATCCGGATCCGTGGAGCAATCGGGCAGCTATAGAGGATATGCCTACAATGGCCAGCGCTATTGGTGAAATTGAGCAAAGCTTAGGCGGCGCTCAAGTAGCAGCTGCGCCTCGCTGTTCGCACGGCACGATGATCTGGGCTGAGGGTACGGCTAAGGCGACGGGTAAACCGTGGGCAGCCTACAAATGTACAGAGAAAAACCGAGCTAACCAATGTAACCCATATTGGCACGTACTTGGATCCGATGGAAAATGGAAGCCTCAAGTATGACCGAGGACGAGCTGTTTAATTACATAAAGCAACGCTACGTAGAGGACTTAGAGCGATCTAATGATGCGTTTGAGTACATCGATGCAACGAGCGACGGCTATCGGATGGTAGTAGAGCTTAAATGCAGACACACGCATTATGACGAGCTGCTATTGGAAAAGGATAAATACGAGTCACTGATGCAACAGGCTAACAGCCTGGGCTATACGCCGTTTTATATCAATGAAACGCCTAAAGGCATATACGCGTTTAATTTACGCAAAATAACTATTAAATGGACGACCCGGCGCTTACCTGCTAGCACCTTTAATAAGACTGCTTCAGTAGATAAAGAGATAGCGCTGTTACATATAGATAAGGCGGTAAAACTATAATGGGAGAATTAACCTTTATTAAAGATGGATACGCTACGACGATCCACGATGATGGAAACGTAACCGTAGTAGCTGCTCAATACTGCGACCAATGCAAAAAGTGGCAGACAGCCTTAGGCGGCTTTAATGTACGAGATGTATCAGGCGAGGTCGTAATGTGGCTTTGTGCAGACTGTAGGTCCTAATGACTACCTATAAATTCGAGTGCCGTAAGTGCAAAAAAGTTACTGATCAGATCGAGCGCATTATCACCGATAACCTGCCACCTAACGTTAAAACGCTCCAATGTACCAAATGCGGGGTTATGGGCGTGTGTTTAATGGAGTCAGCCGATGCCGACGTATGAGTATGAGTGCATAGTGTGTAACGTACGTTATGAAACTATGGAAAAAATGGCTGAACACACTACGCCGTACTGTTGCTCGATGATGATGCGACAGATCTATAGCGCTCCCGGTATCAGTTTTAAGGGTGAAGGCTGGGGTAAAGATGCGTAATAGTTATACACAGATGTTATCCACAGGGGTTAATAACCTGTGGGACACGCTCAAGCACACGCTCAATGTTGCATCCTATTTGACCTATAGGCTACGCTCCATACTCGCAGGCGAGCCGCTGAGGCGGATAGCTCGCAGGCGTAGTTTGGTGCTTTTGGCCGGGCTATTGCTATTTACCAATATGCCTTCAGCTCAGGCGGTAAGTACTGCAAGAGATAAAGAAAACTATAAGTTATATGCTCATATGAAGCTACTCAATGCCAAGCAATATAGATGTTTGGAACTACTCTGGAATAGAGAGTCAATGTGGGATCCTCGAGCAGATAACCCTAAGTCGTCAGCATATGGGATACCTCAACTACTTAAGCTTAAAGAGATGGATCCATATAAACAAATAGATCGAGGACTCAAGTACATAAAGCACAGGCACTCTACGCCGTGCCAAGCGTGGGCATATCACCTAAAGACTGGCCATTACTAATGGTTAAAGGTAGACACGACCCACGTGTTACAAGAGATTGGAAGCGCATACGCTTAGCCGTACTAGCTAGAGATGGGTACACCTGTGCCTATTGTGGGCAGGATGCCAGTACAGTCGATCACGTGCGTAGCATCAAGGCTGGAGGCGATCCTATGGATATGGATAACTGTGTAGCAGCTTGTAGACGATGCAATAGCTCGAAGGGTTCACGCTCACAGGGCGTTTTTTTAGCATCACAATCTACCCCCCCTGCCTTTCTTTT